CATGATGACAGAAATCACGGGCCACGGTCACTTAATAGATAGGCTTTACGAAATAAAAGCACAAGATGAAAAAGGTATGCCAAGATCTAATGTTGGAGGCTGGCACAGTGACGACGAGCTTTACAAAGATGAAGAATTTAAAAGCACGGTGGGTGATATACTATTAAAAGCCAAAGAATGCTTTGAACACTTGGATGTGCAGGACAAATATGTCCCTGAGATGACAGGTTTATGGGGTATGATTAATTCACCAGGATCTAGAAATAACGTACATACACATCCTTACAATTATTTATCTGGAGTATACTATCTAAAAGTACCTCAAAATAGCGGTAATTTAGTTTTTCTAGAGCCTAAACCACAGGCAGAGGTGTTATCACCCCCAATGAAAAAAGATGCCTCTATACACTTAGCACACAGCGTAACGTGGGAGCCAAAAGAGAATTCCTTGATTTTTTTCCCATCATGGTTACAACATGAAGTACAAATAAATAATTCTAATCAGGATAGAGTTATTTTAAGTTTTAATATAAATTGGAGAGATAATGCCGATAATTGAACCCGCTGAACAAATAGGAACTGTTACACTAGAGGATGGTAGAGTTGTCCCTAAATATAAAGTAAAGACTGAAACTACATTAACTAATATGGAGACTGGTCAAGAATATGAATCTGAAGAAGCCATGCAAGCTGATATAGATGATCCAAACACTTCAACAACTGCTGAAAATATCAAACGAGATGTCAAAGTATTTGCTCCATCTTTAAAAGATATGTTAGGTCAAACTCCTAAGTAGATTTTTTACACTCACAATCAGGACCACAGTGCTTTTCAGGATCTTTAAGATGTCTTTCAACATCTCTTTCCATAGCTATTAATCTTTCGTGGTATTTGCTCACCTTATCTGCAAGGTAGGCAATGGCTTTATTTAATTCTTCGTTTTCCATATTTGTCTCCTATTGATTGTTAATTTTGGTGAGAACCTAATTTAAGCATATTTATTTCGTTCGCAATAGTATTTTTATAAATTGTTTTCTTGACAACAAATTTATGGTATTCATACATAAAAAGAATGGCTGTAATAGAAATATTTCCAGAGGTTGTATATCAAGACAATCTTCCAATAAAATTTTTTAGTTTAGATAATATAGAATTCACTGATAATGGTTTTTCTAAAGAATGTAACATTCTAGAATTAGAATCATTTAAAACGATAAAAGAATTAATACAGAAAAGCGTTGATGAATATACGTACGATTTTTTATCTGTGTCAAAAGATGTGTCTTTCTACATCACTAGGTCATGGATTATAAACATGAAAAGACAATTTTTTAATTCAGAATATCATGATCATGCAAATTCTTTTTATACAGGTGTTTTATACCTGGAACTAGATGAGGGTAGTGATTCTATACAATTTAAAAAAAAGGACGAATATAGACTTTTAGAATTCGACTATGGCGAACCAAATAAATATAATCAATATGAAGTAAGTTTTTTTCCAAAGAAGAATGACTTAATAATATTTGACGCAAAAACAAAACATAGGATAGGAGCACACGTTTCAGACACATCTAGAATTTGTATTGCTTTTGAAGTTTTTGCAAAAGGCACATTTGGTAAGAAAAATTTGTCTAACGATTTTAATGTTGGTCAACTAACCCTTAAATGATATTAGGAGAAAAATGGAATCACAACAAATAATATACGGAAAAATGGTAAAAAAATATAAGATACCATTAGATCAAATAGAAGATCTTAATAATAGATATGACAAAGCAAAAGAAACTTTGGATAAAATGGGCCATAAATTAGCTGGTAGAATAGACTCTGAGTTATCTATTCTGCCAATAGTACAGTCTGCTCTTATATTTCCAACATTTGTAGAATCAATTCAAGATTATTTTAAAACGTGCATGGACACAAAAATTATTGATTGGCTTCCCAATCGTGAACAAGTAGAGATAATAGCTTGTTGGATAAATGATATGAAAGAGGGAGAGTTCAATCCACCTCATACACATTACAATACTATTGGTTGGTCTACCGTTTTATTTTTAAAAGTACCTGAGATTATAGATGATACAAAAGATCCACATAAATTTGTAGATGGTAAGCTAGGATTCTTTGGAGTAGATGGTGTTTCATGTAAATGGGAAAAACCTGTAGTTGGTGACTTTTATATATTTCAAGCAAATCACATGCATTGTGTAATGCCTTTTAAATTAAAAAACAAAAATGATGTAAGAAGATCTATGTCATTTAATTTTATTGAAAAAAGGGAAAAAGAAGATGCTTGAGAAAAAAATAATATTTTGTGCAGAAACAGAATCCATGGCTAAAATCTGGCCTCACCCAGTGCCAGCATCAAAAGTAATACCTGATGATTATAAAAAATTAAGCAGTTACCAAGATGGTAATATTATGGCACCCACTGTAAAAAAATGTATACCTTTTTTAGATTCTTTAACTGCCGGCTATATAATTCGTTTTGATCAAGATTATGTTGTTCAACCTGTTGGTGATGACTTTAGTATTTTTCCAGCCAATAAAAGTGATGGTGATGTTGACTTTCATAGTCACCAACAATTGCCTGAAAGTTTTAAAAAACTAGCTGGTCAAAATGCTGGTAAATTTATTAACAAGTGGTTAATAAAAACACCACCAGGGTATAGTTGTTTATTTGTGCCACCTATGAATAGAGTAGAAAAAAGATTCAAAGTAATTGAAGGTGTAGTTGACACAGATACTTACATAAATATCATTAATTTTCCATTCATCGTATTAGAAAAAGAAAAACAATTTTTAATAAAAAAAGGAAGCCCAATGGTTCAATGCATACCGTTTAGAAGAGAGTCATGGAAAATGTGGTCTGGTTTTTATACTGAGAAACTTCATGCTAAAACCTCAGATACCATAAATACTAAATGGACTGATAAGTATAAGACTCTTTTTTGGAATAAAAAAAGTTTTAAATGATACAAATACAAGACTACATACATTGTTATGAGAATGCATTAGATCTAAACATATGTGAAAGTATAATAAACAATTCAAAAAATTTAGATTTTAAAAAAGCCTCTACACTAGGAGATACTAATGACAGAAGGTGTTATATTGAAAGACTTGATGCAAAATTTGATACTGATTTATTTAATGCAGTAGGCGAGGTAATTAATAAATATGCAAAAGATCACGTATACTTTAGCACAGGATTGTCTACTGAAGATACTGGATACGATCATTTAATTTATATAGGATCGCAAAACGGAGAGTACAAAGAACACACAGATCATGGAGATATTACTCCTAGAGTATTAACTTGTTCATTTATTTTAAATGATAATTATGATGGTGGTGATTTTGTTTTCTTTGGTGGCAAACATAAAGTACCACCAAAAGCTGGTAGCGCAGTTGTGTTTCCAAGCAACTTTTGTTTTCCTCACGCAGTCACGCCAGTGACTAACGGTGATAGGCACGCAGTCATTACATGGATTCATTAATGGTAAATAAAGATCAAGATTGGAAACTAATTTCAGATAATATATTTAGTAAAGGTAGTGCAGTCGTAGACAATTTTTTTGATGTAGAGTTTGCTTTAAGTTTAAGACAAAAAATTTTAAATAATTACAAAGACGCTAAACCAACTAATAGATATCCAGATTACATTTTAAAAGATGCGGATGAAAAATTTTTTCCGTCAATACAAATAGCTAATGATTTGTATAAACACATTCAAGAATTAAAAGATACTTACATTAGAAGTTGGGTAGGTGTATATGAAAACAAAGGTAATGGAACTAGCTATCACTATGATTGGGAAAGTCTAGTAACTCTAAATATTTGGCTAACACCGAATGAATGTGTACGCGATTTTAATAAGAACGGATTAGTTATACTACCTATACAAGTGCCTGAAGAAATAAAAGCTACTCATAGAAAAGCAGAAGATCCGTTAGCAGCTCAAGCTCAGTTTGTGAATGAATTTATTAGTTTTCACAAACACGTAGAACCAATAGAAATAAAATATAATTTTAACAGAGCTGTTTTTCAAACTAGTTTGTTGCATGCAACAAATGGTGTATCTATGAAAGATGGAGAAGACAACAAAAGAGTATCAATGACAATTCTTTTTAGATAGATGAAAGAAGATTATAAATATATTGAAAACATGTTATCTAAAGATCTTGTAGATTTTTTGACTGATTTTAGTTTACAAAATATTAACGTGGGAGATATACAAGTTCCTAACTCTTCAGCTTTGCATTCAAAAGATTCAGAGATTTATACTCAGATATTATTTCATTTGCATCCCTTAATGGAAATAGAAACTAATTTAAAATTAAAACCAATTTATTCTTACAACAGAATATACTTTGGGGGATCAGAATTACAAAAACACAAAGATAGGGCACAATGTGAAATCAGTGCATCTGTTTCTTTAAACTACAGTTATGAAAATGAAAACTATCGTTGGCCATTGTGTATGGGGGATATGCCTATAGTAATTAAACCAGGGGATGGAGTTATTTATAAAGGGCCTAAAATTGACCACTGGCGACCTATTTTTAGTCAGCCACAAACTAGTTGGCATCATCAATTATTTTTGCACTACGTTGATAAAAACGGTCCTTATGCCGATTTAGAACAAGAACTAAATAAAATTAAGAATAATTAGGATCGTAATCTGCCCAAGTTTTACCTTGAGTATTAGTCGTACCGTTAGCTTCATCATCAGCAACAGCAGCATTAAAATCTCTTACAGCCTCTTCAATTTGTAATTGTCTGGTCTCGCCCCAAACTAAAAGATCAGCAATAGTAGTATTGCCAACTGCATCACTTGTGGCACTAAGTGGTGTATTACCTGTCATCATACCAGTTGATGCATTTTTATTCTGTATTTCGTTTGGACCTAATTCATTCCAAACTACATAGTGAATGGTATCTGGTAACCAATTATCATCCCAGTTTTTGCCTTTGTCTGCCCAATCAATAATAGCTTCATTATCAAGCGCTATGTGTTCTTTGTTAGCAATTACAATTTGTGTAGCCATTACTCATTCTCCTGTTCTTCTATAGTGTTTCCTGCATCAGTCCATTCCTTTATTCTTAACATAATAGGATTATCACTAGGTGTATCAGCAGGAAAAGTAGTTTTTCCACCATTGTCTTCTACAATCATATAAGTATTTATAGATTTAATTAACACAACTTTTTGCATATCTTCTCCATTAATGTTTTATAATATATTGAACTATTACGAATGGTGAAAATGAATTTGTACCAGATGCCGTAACAGCTCCAGTTAAACTTGTTGTAATATTACCTGATAGTGTGCCAGATAAAGTATGTGAGTGATTGTGACCAGTCCCTGAACCAGTATTTTCAGTATTTCCCACCTGACTACTTGGGTGTTCACCATCACCACCTCTAGCAGCACCTCCAGGACCAACCTGT